CCTTCTGGCAACGCTAATAAAGTTGTCAAAGGCGCTGAGTTTGGGACAGAGTTTGATAACATTGCGACTGCAATTTCTACTAAGTTTGACAACGCATCTACGGTAGACATCAGTGATGGCAACATTGATAACACGGTTATTGGTGCTACCACTCCTGCTGCTGCTACATTTACCACTGTTACGGCTTCAAGTGATGTCACAGTAGATACTAATGTTTTAAAAGTAGACACTGCTAACAACAGAGTTGGCGTAGGTACTGCGTCTCCGTCAGAAGAACTACACATTAAAGAAACAAGCACTGGTCTTAGCTCAAGCCCCAAGGTTTTAATTGAGGGCACTGGGGGCAGTCTAACTAACAACGCCATTCTTGAATTTAACGCGGGGGGTTCAACAGGCTCGATTACTACAAGTTCAACAAACAGCGGAACTATGACGCTTACTCAAGGCAGTAACGCTGGTATTTCACTTAACAGCTTTTTAAGCGGCCTTGCGTTGTTCACCGCTGGCACTGCCGGCTCGCCTGATATACAGGTAGACAGCAGCGGAAACCTTAAAGTTTTAACAGCAGACCTTATCTGCAGTAACGATTTAACTGTAGACACTAACACTTTCCACGTAGACGCTACCAACAATCGCGTGGGTGTGGGTACAACTTCACCGTCAAATCTTTTATCTGTCGTAAACAATGGCACTTCTACAATTGTTAGCGTGGAAAGCACCAACGTTTCAAACACGACTCCTCAGATACAGTTGAAAGGAGTATCCGATGGCTCTATTAAAATGGTGAGCGGTGGTTTGGGCGGCTTGCAGTTAATAAATGATTCCGCAGGAACAATCAATCTAAAAAACGTCGGCACACTGGTAATGACAAACGATAATGACGGAAGTGAAAACACGATGACTCTTAAGGATAACACCCTTAACATCGCTAACATTCCTACGTCCTCTTCTGGCTTGTCTTCTGGAGACATCTGGAATGACTCTGGAACACTGAAGATCGTTAGCTAATATGTGGCAGGCACTCATATCGCCAATTACAAGTCTTCTTGGGCAAGTTCTAAAGAACAAAGCTGAAGAAAAGGCGGCTGTACACACAGCTAAAATGGAAGTGATTAAGAACACGGCGTCTTGGGAACAACTCATGGCGTCTGCCAGCGCTACATCGTGGAAGGACGAGTGGTTTACACTGCTGCTCTCAGCGCCCGTAGTTGCGCTCATGTGGGGTATTGGGATGAATGACGTAGAGATACTAGATCGCATCGGCATTGCCTTTGAGGAGCTTAACAGACTCCCTGATTGGTATCAGTACTTGTTATTCATGGCAGTATCCGCATCCTTTGGTATTCGCGGGGCTGACAAGCTGTTGGCTCTGAAGGGGAAAAAGTAGATGTCTGAAGAACGTTTATATGATTACACGAATCAGCGTGAAAAAGGTGATGCACATAATCTGTACTGGAACAACTTTTCTAAACAGGTAACCGTGGCAGAACTAAAAGAACTGTTTAACGCTGAAGATAACGGACAGCTGAGAAAGGCGTTTGGATCTTTTGACAATTACTTGGCATATATGGATGAGCGCCAAGACCTTATTAACTCTGGAGAGCTAAAGGCAGATTGGTGGGATACGGGAGTTGCTCTCGTAGACCAAGGAATGATGTCTGAGTTTGAAGGCGACATGGATGATCGAGCCTTTGAAGAGTCTATTATAGGCAAAGGCGTTGAGTTATCTACTGGCGCATACGCGGAGCAGGCCGAAGTTTTAAACAGCCTGTACTCTAAGTACACGGGTGAAGACTTTATTCGGTACAACAGTGACGGCGACAAGTTTGAGTGGAACGGCTCATCTTTTGTTAAGACTGTAAAAATTGATGACAGCATTAACACGAACGCCCTTATCTTAGGGGCTATGTTAACTGGCGTAACAGCAGGGGCCTTCAGCGCTGCAGGCCTGACAGGTGCAGGTTTGACAGGCGCTATAGGCAAAGGGGCTGCTGCGGCTACTTCTAACGCACTAACGCAGGCCGCGATCACTGGCTCTGTTGATGCACGATCCGCGCTTGCTAGTGGAATTATGGCTGGTGTCAGCCCCGGTGGGCTTATTTCTGATGCCTTAGACCTCGTGCCAGATAGCGCTCTTTCTGGAGCAGTTATTGGAGCTAGTAATTCTGCTATATCTAGCGCACTAAAGGGAACAGGGTTTAGCCTTGAGGATACGGCCTTAGCTGGTCTTCAGGGTGGAATTGTCAATATCCTTAAAGACCTGTATAAAGACGCAACCCAGTTTGATGTAGGCTCTCGCATGAAGCAAATTGCGTATGAAAGAGAGCTTCAAGAACTTGCCCCGCTGTCGGAGCAGGCTCTTTATGAAGCGGCAATGGCTATGGAAGGAACCGGGGTTAGCGACCTTGCAGGCCTAATTGGAAAGGACGGTTTAATCCCCGGCTTGGATTCTGTTGACACCCGAATTCTTACTAACCTTTTAGGGGGAGTGGAGTATCTGCCATCTGTGTTTATAGGCCCGGACGGGAAAACTTACACAGACGTTGAAATTATTGAAATGGGCATGGACCCATCCGATATATACGTAGCGACAACCAACGGACAAACAGTGAATGGTTTTGTTTCGGGCTATACAGAGCAAGAGTTAACTATACTTGGCAAGGCTTGGGAAGGGGTTAAGGACAGCGTTCCCGGTGTACAGAAGTTTGTCAACTTTGTAAATAATGGCCTTGACTCAGCTGCCAGAACGCAGTGGATTAACGAATACGGCTTTGATCCAACCGACCCTAATAATCTAGATGCTGCAAAAGATGTAATAATCTACGGACCAGTTGATGAAACCTATACATTTAGCGGCAATCCTCGCGGCGATTCTGAAGTTATCGGACAGGTGTTTGGAAAAGAGGGCGAATACTCTACTGGTCCTGATTGGTCACAGCAGGTTTTGTTGCTTCAAGAACCTGATGGAACGTTAAGCTACATACCGTACTACCAAATTATAAAAGGCATTCAGGACGGTTACGAGGCTGGCTTGTCTGATGAGGAAATAAGAGCAAACCTAGCTGAGCAAGGCATTGACCCTGAAAAAGTTATAATGCCTGACGGAGAAACAACACTAGGGGACGCCATCATTCAGGGAATTTTAGGTGGTTTGTCCGATGATTCGGGTTTGTTAACAGACTCAGTAACTGGTGAAGAGTTTATTAAAAATGCTTTGTTGCCTGACGATTTTCCTCCAGAGTTGCCTCCAGCGGTGCCTTCACAATTACCGGGCGGGGGCGGTGGAGGAGTACTACCGGGAAAACAAGGAAGACCGCGCAGTAGCGCAAGTTTTTCTCCAGTACAGCCCAGAGGTTTTTCTGCAGGAGTATCAGGAAACTTCCCACTTGAGAAGCGCTTACAGTTCCCTGTTGAAAGCTTTTTATCGCAGTATTACGCATCACTACAACAGCCTCAGTTACCAACCCAAGACGCAGGGATTGTAGAGTCTTTGTTTGAAGGATACATTTAATTATGACCTATTTAAACCTCGTAAACAACGTACTTAGACGCCTCCGTGAAGACGAGGTATCTAACGTACAAGACACCGCTTACTCTAAAATGGTTGGTGATTTTGTAAACGATGCCAAAAGAGCAGTAGAAGACGCTTGGGATTGGTCAGCGTTAAGGACTACGCTATCAGTAGACACAACAGAAGACATTTTTAGTTACATCCTTACGGGTTCCGCTAATCGCGTCAAGGTTTTACACGCCTACAACGACACTGACGATTGGGATCTACAATATCAGACTCCTATTTGGTTTGACAAGAAGTACATGATGCAGGACGTTGTGGAAGGTTCTCCTAAGTACTACGTATTTAACGGCGTAAACACCAACGGAGACACGCAGGTAGAAGTATATCCGAAGCCTGACGCGGCGTACACACTAAGATTTAACGTGATTCAACGACAAGCGGATCTCAGCGAAAACACAGACCAGCTTAGTGTTCCAGCGATGCCAATAATTCATTTGGCTGTCGCGCTGCTTGCTAGAGAGCGTGGAGAAACTGGAGGCACAGCAGCACAAGAGTACTTTGGCATTGCTGACCGCTATTTGTCTGATGCAATTGCTCTAGACGCTCAGAAGCATCCAGAAGAAGTTATTTGGTATACTCCTTAAGGAGACTAGTGCATGGCACAACCACTACAAAGCATTAATCTACTTGCGCCGGGATTCAAAGGAATCAACACCGAAGATTCCCCAATTGCACAAGATTACTCGTTTGCTGACATAGCGGAAAACGCTGTGATTGACAAGCGTGGTCGTATTGCTGCGCGTAAAGGTGTCAGCGTAACAACCACAGATAAGACAGCGCTGGGATCAGATCACATTAATAAAATACACTTTTACTATAGTGACGCCGGTTCTGCCAGCGAGACTGTGTTAAGCACAGGCAACAACAAGATTATGTCAGGCACGACAACGCTTACTGAGGTATCTGTAACTGTAGGTGCTAGTCAAGCCGCATACTCAATCACAGACGATAACTGGAAGATTGTAAACTTTAACGACAAAGCCTACTTTTTCCAGCGGGGTTACGACCCTTTAGTTTACGACTACAACGCCGGAAGTCCTACATTCAAGACTTTTCAGGCAGTTAACTCAGACTCTGCTACAGCTGAAAAATTCAAGTGTAACGAGGTGTTATCTGCATACGGACGGCTCTGGATTGCTGATAGCGACGACAACAGCCAAACTGTATATTTTTCGGATCTGTTAATCGGCAATGATTTTTCTGGCGGTACAAGCGGATCTATCAATGTTTCTAAAGTGTGGCCCGATGGCTACGATGAAATTAAAGGGCTTGCGGCACACAACGGAATGTTAGTTATATTTGGCGAGCATAGCATTATTGTGTATGCTAACGCTGCTATCCCTGCTACTATGTCTTTGGCTGATACAGTTGCTGGCGTTGGGTGCATTTGCAGAAACTCGATACAACACATAGGAACAGACGTTTTATTTATGTCTGACGATGGTTTACGTAGTCTAGGCCGAACAATAACAGAAAAGTCGTTACCTATATCAGACTTAAGTGCTAACGTAAAAAACGACATAATTGACTCTATAGGATTACGCACAGAGCCTACCGCATCTGTGTATAGCCCAGAACATGCTTTTTACTTAATTACATTCCCAGACCAGAACAAGACGTTTTGTTTTGACCTGAAGGGAAGACTTGAAAACAACGCATATCGAACAACCGTATGGGACTCCTCGCTGTTTAAGGCTTACGAAAGAAAAACAGATGGCGCTCTCTTGATAGGCAACTCAGAAGGAATTGGAGAGTACTCAGGATACCGAGACAACGGAAATAAATATGTATTTAAGTACTATAGCCCTGCGTTGACGTTTGGTGATGCCAGCAAAGGAAAGATACTAAAGAAAATTAACCCAACTTTAATTGGCGGTCCTGATACCACGGTGTTTCTTAAATGGGCATATGACTTTAACAGCTTTTATAACACTAGGCAATTTGATGTTTCTAACCAGATACCGTATTACTACAACGAAGCAGCTAGTTTATACGGGGAGTCTACTGATCCAGCGGATCCTTATACACCTGCTGAGTTTACATCAGGTACTGCGGTTATTTCTAGACCTAAGATCAATGGATCTGGCTTTGGTACTCTGGTTACAGTAGGCGTCGAGGCTGACATCAACGGTTACGAGTTTTCAATTCAAGAAATTAATGTATTAGCACTTATAGGAAGAGTATTATGATGATTGCATACGATCAGGCTCCAAGGCAGGGGCCTTACGGGGGAGGCTTTGGTAGACCTAATCCCTACGGGGGAGGCTTTGGTAGACCTAATCCCTACGGTTTCGGAGGCGGTCTATTTGGCCTGCCTTATTTTCCGGGGCCTAGGCCGCAAGCAGTGCCTTTTCCCAGCCCCGCAACGGACCACCCAGTTGGGCAACCCGCACCAATGCCTAGCTCTGATCCTAACCAGCCAAACCCAGCACAGGTAGGGCCTACACTGGAGAGACCTCCGGGCGGGTTTGATCCAGTGCGGGCCCCAAGACCCTCGTTTGGTCCTTTTGGCGGCGGCGGGTTTGGACCCTTTGGCGGCGGCTTTGGTCCACGCTTTAACAACTTTGGTGGAGGCTTTGGTGGAGGCTTTAACCCCTATGGTGGAGGCTTTGGTGGAGGCTTTGGTGGAGGCTTTGGTGGAGGCTTTGGTGGCGGTTTTAACCCCTTTGGTGGACCCCCACCCGGAATGTTTGGTGATATCTATGGCGCCGACCCCGCCACGCGCACTGAGTTTCAAAAACGAATGTATAACGCGGTCCACCAGTTCCCCTCTAACGAACAACCTCGGATCCCCGGAATGTTTAGCAGATCGGCAGTAATGCCAGAAGCACAAATGTCACAAGGACCTATGTAAAATGTTTGGATTTATATCTGATTTAATTGGTGATATTGCAGGAGACTTCTACGGGAACTTACCCCCAGAAATTCTTGCGCCTTTTCAGCCGGGGTATTTTCCCGACATAGACGTACCGGACGTTTCGTTTAAGCCGTTTACGGTAACTGACGCCTTTGGTGGATCAATTGGTACTGATGAGTTTGGCGGCGTTCAGTACAATATGTCTGAACAACAGAAAGCACTGCAAGATATGTTATCTGGCGGGGCCACTGATTTCTTTAATCAGGCTCAAATGGACCCTGCGATGCGTGAGCAGGCCGTTTTTGATCGAATGATGTCTACTATGGCTCCGTCTCAGGAACGTGAGAGAATGGACCTAGAAAGCCGTTTGGCGGCACAGGGACGCTTGGGTGTACAAACCAACCAGTTTGGCGGCACTCCTGAGGCGCTGACGCTTGCCAAGGCACAGGAAGAGGCACGTAACTCAGCCATGCTAGGTGCTATGTCACAAGCGCAAAGAGAGCAGGCACAGCAGGCAGCACTAGGCCAGCAGTTTATGCAACAGAGCTATGCGCCGATGCAGGCCATGCTGTCGCAGTTTAGCCCTGCGCTGAATGTTGCGTCTATGGCTGACGTAGCTAGACGCCAAGGTGGTCAAAACTCGCTTCAGGCACAGCTGGCTATGCTTGATGCTATGGCTGGTCAAGGCACTGGGTTGTCAAGCCTTTATAGCAATATGTTTAGTGGAGCCATGAATCTTGCTGGCGGCATCGGAAGCGGTCTTGCGGGTGTCCTTGAAGATACTGGCTACTTTGGGCTATTTTAGGGAGATAATACAATGAGTATAGGTTCAATTTTAGCCCAAGCAGGTGCAACCTCAGGAGCAAACATCGGTTCTGCCATGAGCGGCTTAGGCGGCGACATCCGTGGTATGTTAACAGGTGTTGGTCAAGGGATTAACCGTAGAGGTATGGAGAAAGAGGCTGAACAGCTTCTAGCGGCTAACAAAGACAACCCTGCGGCCCTCATGGAAGCAGCACGTAAGTTTGCTATGCAAGGTAACACTCAGTACGCTACTATGTTCCAGCAGGCTTCTGAAGCTGCTACGCAGAGCCAAATACAGGGCGCTGTTGCGGAAACACTTAAGCCCGGAGTTACGCCAGAGCAGATGATGCAAACAGCCCAGCAGTTGAACTCTTTAGGCAGAACACAAGAAGCTATGGCTCTTGTAGGTAAAGCCAGAGAACTTAAGGCAGCAGCAGAAGAAAAAGGAACTAAAAGAGGACTCCAAGGAGCTTTAGTAGCCATTGCTCAAGCTGCTTCACGGGGTATTTCTCTAAAAGATTTGCAGGATGCGCAAGGGTCTGTTATTAATTTAGGCGGTACTCAAGCAGATATACTAAAGGCGTATAAAGAAGGTGCTGATCTAGCAAAAAGAGAAAAGCCTGAAGTCATTCAAGGAACACCGGGAACCCAGTTTTTTACACGAGATAAAGATGGAAATCTAGTTTTACAAGAGACTGTTCCTTTTAAAGACGAAGAAGAAAAAACCGTTGACAAGCCCTTTGAATTAGTAAAATCAGGCAAGTACACCCCAGAGTCGATTCAAGACGCTGTACAAGCAGACGGTAGTATTGAT